CCGGATGGATGTTGCTCATTCTAATTTTAGCATTTGCAAGCAAAGCTTTTCTTTCTTTTTTTGCACGAGCTATAACGTATTCTTGAACGCCAAATTTAGAAGTCAATATCTCATATCTAATTGCAGCGTAAATATACTGCTCAAACAATTTGTTTACTGAAATTAATGAGTTATCTCCATTCTCCATTCCATCTGAAATGTACTCAAGAATACAACTCTCGCCCGACATAGATGAGTCAAAATTAATTACACCCGCTTTTTTGTCAATATTAAACGTAGGATTGAAGTTAGCAGTCTCAGTGTTTAATCCAAATGCGGCTCCTATCTGATAGTCAAAATACCAATTTCCATCGTAGTTCCATCCCCAAGCTCCATTATATTGATGGCCTTGGTTTAAATACAAACTTTTTTTGGTGTGAGTAAGTCTATCGTAATCAATGTTTGAGTACTGAGGCTCAAGAATATTTCCGTTAATATCAAAAAGAATGTTTCCACTATTATCTTGAAGATAAGCTCTTGATGAAAGTGTTTGAATGTTCTCGCTCAATGGACGTAGCCATCCATCTTTGTACAAAGAGATGCGAACCCAATTAACAAAGTCAGACGGAAGAACAAATCTTAATGAGTCAGCAACAGTAAGCTCTAACACTTTAATCTCTTTGAACGCATCATAGTTAAGTTCTTGAATAGCACGCTTAGCGTGAAACAAAACCTTGTAACGCTCTCCATTATTTAAAATTGAATGATTGCCTGTATACATCAACATAAAATTATTGACGATGTCATATAGACTTACGTATTGATAAGACCCCCAATTAGCGTCTTGTGGAGTGTTACCATTATTTTCGTAGTATTGATACTGTGAAATATAAGCCATAGTCTATTATTGTTGTTGATTAAGTGCAGATTTATCTTGCTGCTCCTGAGCCATAGCAAATTGAGCAACTTGAGTTTCTCTAATTGAAATGCCGCAGTACTGAAGTATCTTCATTGCCAACTTGTACTCATCTTCAAGAGGAAGTTCAAAGTCTTGATAGTCAATTTGTGTTTGGTCAAAAACCGGTTCTCCTCCCGCAAGAAGTACGTATGTCCACTTCGGTGACTTGGGATATCTAAAGTAGTTTGCTCTTACGTTTCCGTACTGAGCATTTCTTATAGGATACGGTATAAGCGCGTTTCCTGATAGTGTGTAGGCAGGAAACATTTGTGAAGGAGTAGTAAGAAGAGATGTGTTAAGCCTTTGTATATTTCCGTCTGTTACCTTCTCTGCTTCTGATACATTTGTCGATGAGTATATAGCGTATCCTTCTCCTGTATTTGTGGGGAAAATATCACTGCTTAACGCAAGTGTATCAATAGTTAAAACATCTTCAACAATAGCATTAGTGAATGTAGTCAAATTAACTATAATATCTCCGGGCAAAACTCCTATTGTAAAAAAATCCGCAGTAGAATCTATAAGTTCAAATGGAGACACGGAATCATTTACACCATCATATCTCTGTTCGTTATAGTAAGACACTCTACTGAACATAAAACCAAAGTTACCTGTGGTTACGTTCGAAGGAATCTCAAACTTATTGCTATTATTTCCTGATGAATAAAATATCGGAACTAAAAAATCAGATACTAAAAAATATTCTATTACCTCAGCAAGAGGCTTTGACAGATTAGCGTAGTCACTGCCCGCCATTCTTCTGTTCTCAAGATTTATAATCTTATTGTAATTGCTATAATACTCCTCATACAATTCCATCTGAGCTTGATAAGCATACAGATTAAAGTCAGATGGTGAGATGTAGCCGTAATTATTTTTGTTCAGTACAGATAGGACCGTGTTTCTTACTGAGTTTATCATCGTTACTTTTTTACAAATATAGTGAAAAAAATAAGGGCCCGAGAGCCCTTATCTTTCATCATAAATCACATCAAACCAAAATCAATTTTCTAATATCATATCCAACATCTTCAACCCATCAATACCTTCATCACTTTGAAGGAATGAAATAGCAGCTTCAAATGGCTCACTACCAAAAGGGATTGAACACATTTTCTTTTTGTTCGTTGAGGTATTATACCATAATTCTTTGTTACCTCTTACGGTAATCAAATTGTTTTCAAAGAATGTTCTGACCTTAGCTTGGAACTTTAATTCCGGGTCATTAATGGCATCTAAAAAATCTTGAGGGTATCTCTTAGCAAAAACTAAGATGTCTCTTTTAAGCTCGGCAGTAGATACTGTAGATGGGTCTACTCCAAACAGAACTCTTGTTAACATTTCTATTTGCCCAATTTCAAGCTTACGAGCCTCAATCAAAGCGTCAACTTCAATATTAAGGTCTTCTACTTGAATAGAAGCATCCTTCTCTTTATCAACCTCGCAAAACACAACTCCATTATGTGGGTGGTAATGCAAAAATTCTTGAAGAGTAGGATTGTTTTTTGGAACACTGAGAAATCCATCTTCAAAAACGATTGGCTCTAAGATGGCATTGCCGTCTTGCTCGTCTTCAAATGGAGACTTTTGATTTACCGCATAGCGCAGTACTCTGTTTTGATTTTTCTTCTCATCATACCACATCAATGAATGACGTGCGCTTGTACGTGAGGCTAACGTGTAAGACAAGGGAGCGCTTGAAATTAATCTGTAGACCTTGTCACTTGGACCTTTTACTTTTGACATTTTATTTAGATTTAATTAGATTCTTATAAAAAGGAGCGTGTCTTTGAAGACACGCCCCCATTTAGATTTTTGCTAAGGATTATCCGAAGCGGAACAACATAAAGTTGTTAGCACCTAAGGTACATACTGCACGCTCAGAAAGGAAGTTGACCTCCATTGCATCCAAGTCGCTTGTAGCAGCACCACCGGCAGAACCTGTAATCCAAGTCTTGTAACGACGGTCTTCCGCTTCAGTAGCGCGGTAACGTACGTGCAAGAATGGACGCTTAGCGTTCTTACCCATAATTTGGTCATACACTGAAGTAGAACCTGCAGGAACCAACAATCCGTTGATTGTACCTGTAGCAGTAGCAACAGTTGAACTCAAACCTCCACGCATTGTTGGGTCGTTTAAGTATTTCCAATCAGACTTGTAGAAGTCATAACCGCGACGGAAACCGCTGAACCCAAGGTTCAATGCCATCTCAACATCGTTGTCAAACAATCCGAAAGAAGCTCCGTTAGCAGAACCTGTTCCGTTGTAACCATTCAATGTAGCCAACATATTGTCAATGTCGAAGCTCAATCCACGGTTAACGAATACTACGTTCTCTTCGATAGCACCTTGACGGTCTAAGCGAGTAACGATAGTGTCCCAATCAGGAAGAGTAGTAGGGTTACCTGCACCCCATACGTTACCACGTGTACCAACTACGTAGAAAATACCTTCAGAACCAATCAATCCTGTAGTACCTGCGTTAGTTGTGTTTTGCATTGGAACTGCTTCAATCATTGCAGTCTCTAAGTAATCTTCAAAACGAAGACGAGTTTCGTGCTCAGACTTTAAATACCAAAGGTATCCTGTCGCACCGTTCTCGGTAGTTACTTCAACCCATCCGATTTGAGCCATATCAGACCCGTTAACCGCATACTTATCTTTGATGATAATTGGGTTGTTAGAGTAGATAGTGTCTTCTGCTTCCAAAGAACCAACCATTCCGGTAGTTCCTTTTCTAAATTCAGAACCGTAAATGAATACAGTACATTGAGTAGAAATTGCGAAAGCTTGACCTGTTGACTCATAGTAAGCTACGGTAAAAGTACCTGCTACTGTTGGGCTACCTGTTTGAGTAACTGCAGTTACAACTGCTTTGTTAAACACACCTGAGGCGTTGTTCTGAATCATAACAGTCTGTCCAATACGGATAGCAACTGTAGAGATTCCATCGTTAGTACCTTGGTTAACAGTAAATACTGCAGTGTTTGCGTTAATCGCAGATGCTGAAGTTACGTTAGTGTACTTAATGTGAAGACGGCCTTGTTCTGCCCATTTGATTTGGTCAGAGTTAGAAGGCATCTCAGCACCTACCATTCTTAGGAATGATGAGATGGTACGATTACCATAACGCTCAAATTCTTTCTCGTAAGTATCAGGAACATACTGATTTAAGAAGTTGAAGTTAGTGATGTAGTTTGTTTGCAATGCTACTTGCTCTGCGGCAGGCTGCAATTGAAAATTCAAACTTGCGGGGGTTGTTAAAACTTGTCCGGGCATTTTTTCTAATTTTTAATTTTTACACTCTTTTTGCGCTGCGAATTTTTAAATTTCTTCCGGAGTCAGGATTCATAGCTCTAACCTGTATTCCGTCTGTTGTCTTGCCCACTTCCGGTGTTCTACGCTCAGACATATTTACATTCTTCATCTTGCGTGTTACATCGTCAGTAGCATCGGCCATACCTTGCTCGTAAAAGAACTTTGCAAAGCGGTCCGGATTCATAGCAATTGATAGAGCTTTGTGGTATCCGGCTGCGTCTTTGATTAATCCGCTCTCATCCAAAAACTTTTGAACAAAGTTTTGTGGAGTCGATTGCATCTTTCTTAACTCAGCCGCATCTCCCGGAGAGAATGTAAGTTTTCGGTTGTTCATATCGAACTCAAAACCTTTGAACTCGCTATTGAATACCTCATCAGTCTTTTGGTCAAACCATTGACGCTTACGATTATTCTCCTCTTCTACTGTTTTCGCTTGCTGCATATATTGCTTGTAAGCATTGAACTCTTCTTTTTCGCTTTCGGAGATACCTGCCGTACTTGACTCAAGGGGCATTTTGTATTTTTCCTTTTGCTCATTGAAGTATTTCTTCGCTTCTGCAATAGTCTTTTTTCTTGCGATTTTTATTTTCTTAACTGTTGACTCATCATCAAGGTCTTCATCAAACCTATAATCATCCATCAACGCATCAATATCCTCGTTATCAAGTCCATCTTGAGTCGAGCGAAGATATTCTGATAAAAGTTGGTCACCATCCATTGATTCAAAATCCTCTTTTAATTTGAGGAAGTCTTCAAACCCACGACCGGTTTCCTTCTTATACTTCATAAAAGCAGCTACGTCCTCAGGCATTTCTTCAGCCTGACCTCGTTCAGCCATCAACTCGTCAAACGAATTGATTTGCTTGTTGTATCGTTTACCAATATATGAAAGAACGTCTTCTTCTTTTAAGTCAGTTTCCTGTATAGGTTCAGCAACTTGCGCTGCTGCTGCTATTGGCGGTGCATCCGGTGCGCTTATCGCATTGTCTGCTGCCGCTTGAGCAGCCTCGTGATTAGCAAGTAGTTCAGCTTCTCTTTCAGCTACTCCCTTTACTTCTCCTGTTTCAATTACTTTTACTGATGTAAATTGCATTATATTTAGATTTGATTTATTGCAAATTTATACAAAAATTCGTTACGATTTTAACGAGGGTCAAATTCAGAGAAATCAAAGCCATCTAAACTATCTTCATTCGATTCAAAGTTTAGTGATGGTAAATTGTTTTTACGCTGCTCAATCAGTTTAGATTGCTGCGTATTCTGAATGCTTATCCTCTTATCCTTTGCGGTTTCCTTTTGCATATCACGCTGATTTAAAGTGCCTGCTTGAATCTGAGCAAGTTGTTGACTGTACTTAAACTCTTCAGCCATAAGTTGAGTTTTAAGCATAGCTTCTTGTTTCATCTTTTCAATATCAAACGCCACCTCTGCTTGTTTAATTTGCATCTTAGCTTGAGACTCCATCTGAATTTTTTGCATAGCGACTTGACCTGCCATCTCTTGAGATTTAAGTTGTTGCTCAGAGATGATGGCTTGCTTTTGCATATTCATCTTTTCCTCTCTTTGCTCTCTCTTAGTTCTCTTGAGCTTTAATAATTGATTTGCAAGTTTAAGATTGCGTATCTCTCTAATGTCAATAGCATCTTCAATATCAATATTTCCTTTAGCCAATGCTACTTGAATATTTTGTTCGAGCTGAGCTTTTTGCTCTTCATCAGGAGACACCTCTATAAAAATACCAAAGTCGTAAATGTATAAGTCTGATATATCATTTAATATCGAAACATTAAACCTACCTATCTGATTGATAAACTCTTCTTTGAAATCGGAATACTCTAAAATATCAGCAACACGATATGTAATTGCTTCAGCTAATGACCGATATATGTATAATGCCGCATCAAGAATATGTCGAGTTGCAGTGTTTGAACTTAGTGCTGCCATCTTTTGAATACCGACCAAAGCATCAGGATTAGGAGACGAACCGTCACGAGCTTCATTAAGTCCCGTAACAGTTCTTATCATATCCATATAGTGGTTGTAATTCGCTATAAGCATCTGCGTTTTAGCAGCTCCCGAATTAGATGTAAGCTGAGTAATCGGAACACGTGCGTTATTAAAGTCACCGTCTTGAGTAAAGCTTCGTCCAATAACACTACCCGTTTGGAAGTAAAGTCTCAATGCATCCTCAGGATTGTAAGCGGACCCTGTTCCTAAGTCTACCTCATTTAATCCATCAGCATCAATAAATACACCATCAGGAACTACACGTGCAATAACCTGCTGCAGTTTAAGATGGGTAATCTGAATCAAGTCAGCAAACGGAATCATTCTTCTAACCAACGACTCTATAATACCCTTGTACATACGAGGGGCACAGGCTACATAATTTGGCAATGCGTGTTGAGAAGCTGACTTAGGACGTACCATATTCTCAGACATCTTCCACTGAAGAAGGATATTGGTTCCCATAACCATAATCCCTTCGTACCAAACATCAATGACCTTTTCAATCTTTTCGAAGTTTCCTTCCTCCATCATTTCAGTAGGAGGATTGAAGTTGTCGTCTTTCTCAATTACACGAGTAGCACCATTGTCAAGTTTCTTTTTCTTGTAAACTATCTTCTTGGTGGTCTTATAATTGAAGTACATCAAAGTACAAGTGTCTTTATTAAAAAGACTGTTCTCGTAAAAACGAGCTACGTTGTAGTAATCATACCAACTCTGACTATACTGAGATATTTCAGCTAAATCCTCAGTGGTTAATGATTGGTCAATTTTATAAAGTTCTGTTAAAGGTAAAGTCTTGATTTCACCCCAATAGAAACAATCTTTAAAGTGAGGGTCTTCGGTATAACTGTAAACCACATTAGCCGGGTCTACGTATGATATTTTTACTCCCTCACCTTGCAGGAACTCGTGCTTTGCTACAGATATTCCAAGAACCATTTCATCATAGTCAAGTCTCCAACGGATGTCTTGATAATGGTTCTCATCAAAAATTGTATTAATAGCTTCTTCTTCTGCAATCTCAATAGCAGGCTTATAGTTAAGCTGCATATACAATTGCAATTCGTCATCACTCTCGGGAAGTTCATCAGGGTCCATCATAAATGGATTAGCTCCTGTTTTTTCTGCAACAATACTCAAAACCTGTTTACCTGCCATTTGAGTTTCAACCATCTCTTGATACTTGTTCCTCTTAGATTGAGACATTGCATCTTGAGAGTATGCCTTAACCTTAAACAATCTATCAGACATTCCATTGACAACAATATCAACAAACTTTGGTATTACAGGAACAGGTGTCCAATCTAAATTTAGATATGACAAATCACCATCTACCGCTAATTCATTTTTATATTTTGCAACTGATTGCTCTCCGCGTGCGTATAGACGTAGTCTGTGAAATTCTCTCCATTGACCGTAGTATCTGCATGATGTTCCGTCTTTACGAAACCACTCATATTGAATAGCCTGACCTACTTGAAGTCCATAAGCATCAGATGCTTTTTCCGCTTCGGTAGCAAATTGATTTGGAAACGAAGTGGACAAAATGTTTATTGCTATATTTTTCATTGAATCAGTTGGCTTATTGTTCCATCATTTTTGTATCTTGCGAAGTTAATACTTATTTTGGTTTC